CCTACGACAATCAAAACGATTTTAGAAGGATGTTCGGAGACAAAGACGCCTCTAATGATGGCGTCTGGTCTCTACCTTACAAACCCCGCCCCGCCATGGTGGCCTTCCACCAGCGCACCGAGCGGTTCGCGTTCCTTATCTGCCATCGCCGGTACGGCAAAACGGTCGGCTGCATAGCCGAGTTGATAATTAGGGCGCTGTACACCAAAAAGAAAAACGCGCAGTACGCGTACATATGCCCGTTCCGCACACAGGCCAAGGCGGTGGCGTGGAACTATCTAGTAGACATGACTCAGGGCATAGCTACTGACGTAAAAGTGTCAGAGCTCAGCGTTACCCTGCCAAACGGAGCAAAAATATGGCTTTCAGGTTCAGACAATGTGAATGCACTGCGCGGACTTTATCTCGACGGTGCGGTGATAGACGAATTCGCCCAATGCCGCCCCGATCTCTTAGAAGCGGTCATAATGCCATGTTTGTTAGACCGCAAGGGGTGGCTAGTAGTTATCGGTACCGCATACGGGCGTCTCAATCAATTTTACGAGCTTTATGAGTCATCCAAAGAGAGCGACGAGTGGTATCACGACGATATTAAGGTCTATGACTCAGGGGTAATCGACCCAGTAGAGATAGCACGAATAAAATCAACTGTCTCCGACGCTAAGTTCCGTCAAGAGTTCCTAAACGACTTCTCTGCCGAGCTAACCGGCACGTACTACGCCAAAATCATCAATGAGATAGAGCAACTAGGGCAGATAAATAAGACAACGTACTGGCAGCCGGACCTTCCGGTGCATGTCGCGTTCGATATAGGCCGCGGCGACAATACCTGCGTGTGGTTCTGGCAGGAAACTGCCCACGGCATACAAGTTATCGACTTCTATTCGAATAATGGCGAGCAGGCCAAGCATTACATAGACCAACTCAAAGAGAAGCCGTACCAGTACCAGAAAATATGCCTGCCGCACGACGCCAAAGCGCTTACTTTCGCTACACACAAGTCGGCGTTAGAGCAGTTCATGGCCGCTGACTTCGGGCCAGACGCACAAGTGCAAATCGTACCTAAACTCAGTATTGACGACGGCATAGAGGCCGCCAGACAGATACTCCCCTACTGCCATTTCGACTATGATCGCTGCTACTATGGCGTGGAGTGTTTGCGGGTGTATCGTAAAAAATGGGACGAGATAAAACAATGTTTCTTAAAAACGCCACTACACGACTACTCTAGCGACGCCGCCGACGCCTTTAGGTACATGGCCACCGTTGCTAACAAGAAATTTTTACCCGCACCCTCGCCCCATGAGAGTATTGCACTAGCACTGGTAAAACAGAGCGAGTACACTATGGACGCTTTGTTTGCGGAGCGCGAGAGCGTCCAAACTCACTCTTTTAAAAATAAGAGAATCTAATGGCTAATACTACGGGCTCTATTGAGTCGAAAAAAGACTTTAAGAATACACCTACGGGGCAGTACAAATACTGGTCTGAGGAACTAAAAGCCAGTATTACTGCCCGTGAAAAGTGGTGGAAAAAAGCTGATAAGATAGTTAACCGATACATAGGTAAATCACAGAAAGACCTCAACAATAGTGAAGGTTTTGACCTAAACCTGTTCTACTCCAACACTAAAACACTTGGCGACATGCTATACGGCAACACACCAAAAATTGATGTGTCTCGCCGATACGCCCAAGCCGACGATGATGTGGGCCGGGTAGCTGCGGAGGTTATGGAGCGGCTGTTAAATTTAGACGTAGCCAATAACGGTAGCGATATCGATGCTGTGTTGCGGTCTGCGCTGCAAGATCGTTTATTGCCCGGACTGGGCTGTGCCAAAGTTCGGTACACTTTCGAAACTGAAGAAGTGCCGGTGCTGGATGAAAGCGGGCAGCCTCTGCTTGATGAAGGCGGGCAGCCAGTAACAGAAGAAAAACTTATCACAGAAGATGCACCTACAGACTATTTTTACTGGGGTGACCTTTTGTGGGGCTGGTGCCGTAACTGGGCTGAGCTGCCATGGATAGGGTTCAGGTTATACCTTACCAAAGACGAGGTAGAGGCCCGCTGGGGCGATAAAGCTGCCCAGGGCGTAAAACTTAAAAAACAGACCAAGACGACCTCTGACGAGGGCGGTGACGAAGATACAGACACCGATTCAGCTTGGATGAAAGCTGAGATTTGGGAAATTTGGGACAAAGACGCGCGCACTGTGCGCTGGATATCACTAGGCTACAACAAGCAACTAGAAGAAAAAGAAGACCCCCTACAACTTTCCGGTTTTTGGCCTGTTCCGCCTTTTTTCATCGCCAACGTAACCACCACGCTTTACACGCCCACTCCAGATTTTGCACTGGCGCAGGACTTGTATAATGAGATAGACACCCTTCAGACTAGAATATCCATAATTACCGAAGCGGTTAAGGTTGCTGGGGTGTATAACGCCAGTGCCGACAACATTAAGCAGGTGATGCAGAACGGGCAGGACAATCTGCTTATACCGGTGGAAAATTGGGCGCTGTTTGGAGAAAACGGCGGCATAGCAGGTCAGATAGAGTGGATGCCTATAGCCGATATCGTCTCTGCACTCAGAGAATTAATCGGGGTGCGCGATAGCACTATTCAGCTTTTACAACAGATAACCGGCATGACAGATATCATGCGTGGGGCGCTAGACAATCAATATGAGGGCGTAGGCCAGACCGACGCTAAAACCAAATTCGGTTCGGTAAGGATACAAGCGTTACAAGACCAGTTTGCACGGTTTGCGTCTGACTTGATGCAGTTAAAAGCCGAGGTTATTTCTCGCCATTTTAGCCCTGAGACTATCTATCAACGCGCTAACATGCGCTATTCGAAAGATGAAGATATCGTACCCGACGCCATAAAGCTTATAAAAACACCCGAAGATGCGCGGCTGCGTATTGAAATACGTCCTGAGTCTGTGGCAATGGTTGATTATCAGGCTCTCAAGAACGAAAGAACCGATTACCTAACTGCTTTGGGCACCTACATGCAGTCTGCCGTCGGCATGATCGAAGCCGACCCAGCCAGCAAACCGCTTATCTTGCAAATGCTTCAGTGGGGCATGGCGGGCTTTAAAGGGGCTAGTGAGATTGAGGGCATACTAGATAAAGCTATAGAGGCCACTCTTAAAGATAAACCTGAAACAGACAAACCAGACCCAGCCATACAAGCTGGCGAGTTAGCCGTGCAGTTAGAGACTTTGAAAGGGGGGAACACGTTAGGCGCTATTCAAGCAAAAGCCGAAGCCACGGCTATAGCTCGTCAAGATGATATGGCAGCTGACCTGCAAACAGCCCATGAAGCCCACGTACGTAAAATAGCTGAAGTGGGGGCGGGGTTGCGAGCTAAAGTTACTGAAATAAGAGCCAGCTTACAGGCCGATTTGCTGATGGAAAAAGCGCAGGCGCAGTCTAATATCTCACAGACCCAAGCCACGGTAGAGGGTGAAATCAAGAAAGATATAGTTGAGCACAGAATAAACATGACCGAAGAGCTCGCTAAAACAGAAGATGAAATAACTAAGCTAGTGGCCGGGGCTGAAGTAGAAATACAAAAAAGCGCGGCGATAACCGCTAATGAGCCGGAGTCTTCCAATGACGATTAGAAACACACAGCAGAAAGTAGGCGAAAAGTTTAACGAGAATTTTAAAAACATTTTCGGAGACGGCAAGCCTAAACGCGGTTCGTTTGTACAGAGTGCTGACGGTAAGCTAGTGCCGAGAAACGAATACGAAAGGCCAGAAAGCGTAAAGGCGCCAATGATTATGGGGCCGCTAAAAGAGTTTAAATCCCCCATAGATGGAACTGTCATATCTAGCCGTAAACAGCTTGCCGCGCACAACAAAGAGCACGGCGTAACTAACTCGGCTGATTATTCAAACGGGTACATAGAAAAAAGAGCCCTAGCAAGAAACGAAGCGGGGGCGAAACATCTACAAGAGACCCGCCGAACCGACATAAACGAGGCCATTGAGCGCCACCAGTAAAACCTACGACAAGGAAAAAAGATATGTCCAATTCAATACGTGAGGCGCTTAGTACCGCCATAGATGAAGCCGACGAAGCCGATGAAGAATTAAGTTTCGAAGAAACACCGCAAGAAGTTATTGTGGACGGTGACACGGCAGACGGTGACACGGCAGACGGTGACACGGCAGACGGTGACACGGCAGACGGTGACACGGCAGACGGTGACACGGCAGACGGTGACACGGCAGACGGTGACACGGCAGACGGTGACACGGCAGACGGTGACAGGATCGACACTCGCAGTCTTAAAGCGCCTGTAGATTGGGCGCCTAAAGAGCGCGAAGATTGGTCCCGTATCCCCCGGCACCTACAAGAAAAGATCGTGGAGCGTGAAAAAGCCATGGCTACCAACATGGAGAAGTCGGCCGTAGCGCGGAAAACCGCCGAAGACTTTAACAGAGTAGCTAATTCTTATGGTCCTGTGTTAAATGGCGTCGTAGGTAATTCTCCTATGGAAGCGGTAGAAAACATGTTCGGCATGGCCGCTAATCTTCGAATGGGCACTGCAAACGAGAAAGCAGCTACCATAGCAGGCCTTATCCAGCAGTTTGATGTAGACATAAAAGCATTAGATGCCGCTATTGTAGGTGCCGAGCCTGACGACCCTAACGCCAACATAGAAAAACTAATTAAACAGCAATTAAACCCTATCGTTAGCCAGTTCGAAAATCAGCAGGCGCAGCAACATAACCAAGTAAGAGCCGATGCTGAAGCCGAAGTAGTTTCTTTTGCTGAAGAAGCAGAATTTCTTAATGACGTGCGAGAGGACATGGCAGACCTTATAGAACTGGCCTCTAAGCGCGGAGAAAATATGACTATGCGCCAAGCTTACGGCAAAGCGTGTGTTCTCCACCCTGAAGTCTCTAAAATAATACATGAAAGGGCGGAGAAAAAGCGCCTATCAGGCGAGGCAGACGCTATAGCTAATAAGCGCAGAGCTGCCAGTCCTGTACCGGGTCGCCGTGGCGGTGGTGGCGGGCCGCCTAAAGACCTGTCTATTCGCGATAGCATTGCTAACGCGTGGGACGCCCAAGCAGAATAAACCCCAACGACAAAGAGAGAAAGCTATGAAAATGGAAAACTTTACCGGAACTAAAAACATTCTGGGTCTAGCTATGACCCTGGGCGAATACAATAAGTATCGTGGCTGGAAGTTGCCAGCCACTGAAGACCCCGACAAAGAAGGGTACTTAGTTGAGTATGAGCCCGTTAAAGGCGAAGAACCTAATCACAAGGCACATAAAGGCTATATTAGCTGGTCTCCTAAGCAAGCTTTTGAGAATTCGTACCGTGAAAGCGGTACGCACCTACAGCGGATGAATAATGAGCTCGCAGACTTAGTTGAAAAGGCAGGTAAAATTAACACCTTCCAGAAAACTAAAGCCCACGCGGCCCTAGATAAGACCGCACGGCGCGACTTACGTATACAGCTAAAAGCTATGCGAGAGTACGCTGACGCGCTAGCAATACGGTTGGGCCGATAAAAAACTTGCATTGTCTCTGATTCTGTATAGAATCGGAGACAATAAGTATCACTTTTCTTGGCAGCGGCCAGCCACGGTAGCACCGCACAAAAGCCTCCTAGAATGGTTTACTAGAAACCGGCCACCTTTGGTCATTGTCTATTACGCTTTTTAGGAGACACTAATGTCTTTTGCAAATGCCAACATTAGCGACATTCTCGCTACTACTATCGAGTCTCGCACTCGCAAAATCGCTGATAACGTAACCAACAATAATGCTCTATTGAGCAAGTTGAAAACTAAAGGTCGCATTAAAACTTTTAGTGGTGGTCACAAGATCATGCAAGAACTTTCCTTTGCTGAAAACTCTAATGCCGGCTGGTATTCGGGGTATGACCTGCTTCCGGTGGGTGTATCTGACGTTATCAGTGCAGCTGAGTTTGATATCAAGCAGGCGGCCGTACCGGTTATCATTTCAGGTCTTGAGCAGCTGCAAAACAGCGGCCGAGAACGAATGATCGACCTTATGGAAGCCCGACTTGAAGTGGCGGAAGCCACAATGGCTAACCTTATCACTGGCGGTCTGTATTCAGACGGCACAGCGGCAGGCGGTAAGCAGATCGACGGTTTAGAAGCCGCCGTACCTGTAGATCCTACTGCGGCTGCTTATGGTGGTATCGACGGCAACGTGTTTACTTTCTGGCAGAACGCCGTAAGTGACCAGACAGCCGCTAACGGACTGGATGCAACTAAAATTCAGGGGTACTGGAACGCGCTTTGGGCTTCTCTGGTACGCGGTCAAGATCGCCCTGACCTAGTTATGACAGATACTACTGTCTGGAATACATATATTGAGTCTCTTCAGACTCAGCAACGTTTCAGCAACACGAACCAGGCCGATGCAGGTTTTGCGACGGTTAAGTTTATGGACGCCGATGTCTGTTTGGACGGCGGTATCTATAACGGTAACTCAGGCAGTGGCACGCCAGCGGGTACAGGGTTCTTTTTGAACACTAACTATATCCACTATCGCCCACACGCTGACCGTAACATGGTTAGCCTGTCTCCAAACCGCCGCTACTCTACTAACCAAGATGCAGAAGTGCAGATTCTTGGCTGGGCGGGTAATTTGACGTCTTCTGGCCGAATGTTTCAAGGCCGATACGACGCTAACGGGTAAATAAACCTTGTCGTAGGGGTTTTAGGGGGCGTCTAGGCGTCCCCGATTTTAACAATCACAGAAGGTAAATAGTTATGAATATTATCGGAATAGACCCTACTCAGGTAGATACTGAGGCCAAGTTTAAGCTAGGCACTATCGCCGGAGACATTGGCACCACAGGACCACAAAAAACTTATCGATACGTGCAGTACGACGCAGCCACCGCAGCTGTAGCCGGCGTAGCTGGCGAAGTAGCCTATTTTCTAGGTGCTGGCGGCAGTCAAGACAACGTAGTCACTTCTGATCTATCAGACAGTGTAAATATTGGCGCGGGCGTGCTACAGGCAGCTTTGGCAGATGGTGAGTACGGTTGGGTGCAAGTTACTGGCCCTGCAACTCTGACTATCGCACTTACTGCGGGCGCAGACGGTAACGCACTTACTCCCGTAGGGGCAACTGACGGCACTTTAGACGTATCAGCCCTGGTTACAGATCATATCTGTGCTATCGCTGACGACATATCTGCTAAAGAGATTATATGTTGCTTCCCCACTTAGTGTAGATTAAGGCACCTTTCGAGGTGCCTTTAGTTTTACAGGGCACGAGACGGCAGCATGAGCGCACTACTACAAAATTGGGCTAAACGCGGGTATACCAACGGTGTAAACGCGCCAGCCAGTGTACACAACGGCATTCCTTTCGAAGCCGACGGTACCTTAGCTGTCGCTATAGACGCCAGCATTGCAAACTATCACCAAGGCTTAGG